AGAGGGCGCGTTAACTCCATTTGCAGCCAAATAGTCTAGTGTTTTTTGACTCAAGGCTGGTACAGGCGATCCTGTATAAGATGGATCATACGCGCCAATATATTGAGCAGTAGAACTAAAGTTTTGATCAAAATTAGGATTATTTACATATGTTTTAGACGATGGATCAAACACATAGGGTTGTGATATTGTATAGATGGGATTCTCTTTCATTCCCATCACAGACGTATAGTATGGCTTGGCTATTTCGCCTGTGGGTGTGTACGGTACTTTTGAGAATGGTATCTTGCCATTCAACATATCCAAATAATGCTGTGTACCCGCATCTGTTGTGCTTGCTGGAGCCGCAGGGTTTGTATACCCTAAACTCCCACCTGCTTTGGTGTACGCGTCTTTCAAGGCTTGTATGCCGGGGGCGCTGGCACTGACTGCGGGTTGAGATATGGTTCCGTTGGGATTAATCACCGCATTGTTACCGCTAACACCTGAAGGCAGAGCACCAGCAGGCGCAGTAGCAATATCAGTTGGGGTGCTTACATTCTCGGTTGTGCGATTGACTGGGTTCAACACAATAGGCGTTGTTGTACCCGGCGCTGTGTATGTGTTTAAAGTTGTACCATTTTGAGTCGTCGTTGTGCCCGTTGTCCCCATAGGGATAGTGCCCGGTAGTGTAGTGGCGGGAGCAGTAGGGGCGGGAGTAATAGGTTTTACCACAGCCGCTTTTTTGGCCGCTATTGCATTTAATATATCTGCCGCAGATTGGTAATTTCCAGGAGGTAAACCATTTTGAGCCGCCAACTGATTTAACATAGCGGTTGTTGAGCTCGCCACACTTGATGCTGAAGGCGTTTGTGAAGCGGCCAATGCCGCTGCCATTGCAGGACTTGTAAATGCACTTGCTGGGTTGTACATTGGCCCGTTTGGATCAACCGCGTTGTATTGATCAGATACCGTAGATAGTGGTACGCTCATAGCGGTTGCAACAGCACCCGTATTAACGCCCCATTTATCCATCAAACTTGAAATGGCTTTTTGTGCGGCCGGAGTATCGCCGCCATATTGAGACAGCACAGCATTAACAGCTTTTTGAATTGTCGTATTTTGGTCTGCCTGAGACGCATTGGAAAAATTAGATATGTCTGTTGAAGTGGGGTTTTGAATGCTATTAAGATATGCGGCATTTTGCGAATTTTGTATTGCAATTTGACCGCCTTGTGCAGGTGTCGACGCACCCAAAGATTGGTCAATCATCTGTAAACCCAACGGCACTCCCGTAGGTGCTGGTGTAGGTAAAGACGCTATGCCCGATGATGAGTCACTCGGAGCAGGCATTGGAGTAGGTGTTGGCGCAATATAGAGAGGATTGTTAGGTTCACTTTGAAGAACTTGAGCTAGAGGATTATTGGCCGCAGGCGCAGAAGTGGAAATTGCGGCATTAACAGCCGCAGGATCAGCGTTAAACTGTTGTTCTGCTAACGCAACATTGGTTCCTGGATTTTGAGCCAAATAATCTGTAATTTGTTGAGGCGTATACGAAGTATATTTTGGTGTAACGGGAGCGGCAGGAGCGGCAGGAGCGGCAGGAGCAGAAGTATCATATTGCGGAGTACCATCTTCATAATAGCCCACAACATCCCCTGCGGCATAACCTTTAACAGCACCACCTTTGGCCAAAGCCACCAGCCCGCCTGTAGCGGCTGAAACCTGGTACATATTAGAAGGGCCAGAGTAAGGATTACCGCCAAAAAGAGCAAGTTTTCCTCTGTATGTGGGGACATTAACGCCTGCTTGTTTTTGCCCGCTTTTAAGTAAAGATACAGCGCCTAGTCCCAAGCCTGCTTGTGCCAAAGGACTTAAATCTTTAAAATCTTGATAAAGCGATGTTTTGCCTGCCGCAGTTTTGGCTGCATCGGCGGCTGTGCCTGGAGTCGTTAGATAGTCATAGGCTTTACTAAAGATATTACCGCTAGGTTGAGGCGCTGCTTTTAAAGGATTGACTGCATTGGCATATTGCGTGTTATCCGCAAGAGCCATTTGGCCAGGTGTTGCAGCTGGGGGGCTAACATTTGATGGCGCTGGATTATAGGGCGCAGGATTTGCAGCCTCTGCATTCATGTATTGAGCACTACCAGGAGGGGGAGGTGGCATATTTGCAGCAGCTTGATCCATCGTGGGTTGAATCTGCGGCTGATTGAACAAATTATTGTTGGCCGCCATTTGTTCGGCAGTGGGTTGAATTTGTGGTTGGTTAGGAACTTCCAGATTGGTCACATTAGATGTTGCGTTAACACCGGATGCATTTGCCGCCTGAACTGCTGGACTCTCTGTACTTAAATCTTTTATTTCTACATTAGCAGCATTAGGATTAGTCTCACCAATTTCACTTAATCCAGCCAAACCATAACCCATAGCCCCGGCTTGCAAAGCACTGCCAATATTTCCGCCATTCAACAAATTGGTAATACCACCCGCCAACCCAGCTCTGGTAGCAAAACTTAATCCAGCATCACCAGCTCCGCCAAGCTCAAGACCAGACGGGCCCATAAAATATGCTAATGCAGCGGCCTCGGCCATCTGTCCGATAGAACTTTTGCCTACATCATGGATGGCGTTTGATATGCCATTAAAAGCATTACTAAAAATATCAGACATGGAAGTGCTCCAAGAATATGTTCCAGTTTACCATTTAACCTATCTTCCAGCTAGTACCTGTCGAGTAAACAGGCACGGTATTTGTACCGCCACCGACCACCGTTGACCCAAAAGTTGTAACCGTTGCATCAGACACAAAAGTCCTAGTCCCCGCGTTGGTCATGGACGCTGTGGGTAGTTTGGCCACTGTGGTTATGGATGTGTTGGTAATATAGGCATCAATGACTGTGCCTAAAACCCCATTCAACTGATTAAAAAACAAACGTAGAACGTTGGCCAGCCTGTCTACATACGTTTTATCGTATAAATCTGGGGCTATGGGCAGGTTTGGTACTGCGGGATTGATGGGTTTTGTAGCCATTATCTGCGTCCGTCTGGTCTAATACTAAAGCGTGGTGCGCCCAACTGCCATGTCGTGCCAATCTTGTTGGACTCCATCTTAAAGATCATTTGGCGCCCTCTGATCCTGGTATAGACTTGGCCCGTAAATTCTTGGGTAATGTTATAGGCCGCTTGGTACGCAACATTGTTGCTGTACGTCTGGGTAGCACCCGAGCCCGAATCGGTCAAGGCATACAAAGTCATTGTGGTGACTGGGCTACTGTTGTTGGTAGACCCCTCAAACGTTAAGTCAGGAAGTATGCGATCAACAAATACAAAGTGATCCCCATCACCAATATCGAACTCAGAAGAAGATATGTAAGCGTCAATAGCAATAGGAGTTCCCGTTTCGTTATCGTCCACGCCACTTTCTTGATTAAGCAAATAGCCATTGTATGTTGCTCCAATCGGATTATTTTGAAGTGTGGTATCTAGCCATGCTGTTCTACCCATTGTGCCGTAATACCATGTTTTCTCAGCGTAGTTATAGACAACATAGCTGTTAATTTGATTTCCTGTGCCTGATACATAGAACCACCAAACCTCATTAAAGCCTTCTACTGTAGAGCAGTAAACTTGTTGGTTTTGGTAGTAATTGATATTTTGGAAAACATATCGGCGCAGGTCACAATTTAGCGTCTGGGCTACACCGCCGCTATACATGTAAAACTTATCAACACCCATCCAGTACACAACGCCCGAAGCAAGCGCTGCTGCATTGGGCCCAATGATTGTTGTGTTTTCACCAAGAAGCTGTACGCCCCAAACATAAGGCGGGCCAAGGTATTGAAAAGAATAACAAGCCGCATCGGTCAATACAAATATCTCTTGACGGGTTTGGATGGCCGTGACAATTTGTGAGCCGTGCGACAAGCGCACGCTACCCGCTTGATTGGTAATATCAGGATACCAAACCAAAGGATTTTGCTGGTCAGACCAACGAATCAACATGGGGTCTAGCGTGCTTGAGCCGTAGTCATTTGTGCCAAATACAATGACAAAATTAGATGCATCTGAGACTTGTAAATAGTTTTGATAAAGCGGAACATCCACTAGATCAGAGATGTAAAACGTGCCAGAGCCAGCAGAAGACGTATTAATAGGCGCGCCACCTTGGGTAGCTGAAATATTAAACTGTGTTCCAGAGACATTGACCACATAGTAAGTTGTGTTGGTCGCTAAAGGACTGGGCAATGAACCGCCCGTCACCCCAAGCTGTATGCCACTGTTATTGGGCAGAGTAACGCCCGATACGACTAGCGCTGGGGAAGCATAAGAGATAGTGACTGAGCCGCCCGTGGTATTGAGCGCTACACCTGGAGTTGTAAGTGTGGGTGCCGTCCAGTAATAAAGACCACCACCACGGGGGCCAAAGATTAAGTTTTGACCAAAGTTGTATGCATTCCAAATCTGAAGATTGTTCTTGACGGCCTGCCCATTACCCCATGAACCCCCACCCCAAGTACCTGCGCCCCAACCACTAAATGGCGTCTGGAAAGCTGGGCCAGTATTGAGTTGATAAGCTGCCGTAACTGTTCCGCCTCCAGGTGAGCCTGAAGCATCGGTTGAATTGGCTGTAGCTGTAGCGGTAAATGTAAATGAATTGACGTTGGGAACGCTTGTAATTTGATACTGTTGATTGAGTACACCCGCAGTAATGTTTCCGCCAAGACCCGTAGCGCCACTAAAAGTCACAAAATCATTCATTAATGCGCCGTGTGCAGTTGCGGATACCGTAATGGTAGAAGAACCCGCAGTGGCAGTGAAAGGGTTGGTTAATGTGGTTGTTGATCGGATTGGAGTAATATCAAAATACTGATTACCAATCGTTAAGTAATACTTTAAATTTGTGCCAGCACCAATGATGTTCTGCGCTGAAAGCGTGATCCAATTCCAAAGAGAACGGCAAACGCCCAAAAATGTACTGGATGAATACTGCGTCCAGCCGCCAATCTTCTCGGGACTGCCCTGACGGAATCTTACTTTGTCGGACTCATACCACCCGCCTTCGTTAAAGTAACGAGTGTTTTCGCGATTTACGCCCGGTTTAAAAGTAATTTTTGAAAATGGCATGATCTAAGCATACTTCCTTGTGCCTGTGCGGTCAATAATAAGTGCCTGACGTCTAGCTTTATCGCCCTCATTATTTGGCACAGAAATGTGCGTCCAGCGGTCAAACTCACGGATGACTTGATCAAACTCTAGCTGTGACCCAATGATAGCCTGAACCACTTGGTCTGGCGTCATCCCAGGTACTCGCAGGTCGGCCGCGCAGCCCAGCCTATGTTGTGAGGTTGGAGCCGATCCTACGGCTGTATTTACTTGGGCGGATCTATAGGCCGAGTTAACCATGATCGGCACGCCGCCCAAGACGAACTTAACTTGTTCAAGAAAGTTTGCGAGACGGACGAGATTTTGTCTTTCAGATTCGTTAGGTTCATTTGAAAACTCCCTGTGATCTGTGATTGTAAGCTCTTCGAGCGAAAAATGGGGGCTGAGTAAGGTAGTCATTTTGTGGGTGTCGAGTTGTGAATCATCGTGTCTTTGGCTTGTGAACCGCTGGATGATCCAAAATAGAATGACAAGACTAGCATTAAAGCGCCATCCAAAGTACCCAATACACGGGCAATCAGCTCACGCATAGTCGGCTCAATTACATGGGTCAAGAGGAAGAACTGTACTGCTGACCATGCCACCACAATCATGATAGAAAGAATGGGTGGTATAAAGCTATTGGTGCTGATCTGCATCTGGCGAGCGCTTGCTCGGTCGGCTACCGCCAACTTCTCAAAGTCAAGACCCATCTCTTGCGCTCTGGCTTTTAGGGCAATCTCAGCAGTCTGGAGTGAAGCAATCTGGTCGGCGGTCATCTTGCCAGAGTTAATCGTGTTCTGCACTTCACTAGGGTCAACCCCTATGGCTTTGGAAACGGCCTCAACTGCCATGCCCGCAAGTGGGCCAGCTAAACAGGTAGCCAATGTAGGTGCAAGCGATTTAAGCCAATCCATTCTTATGCTCCTTTGAATTCTGGTAGTCTATGTGTATGGCGTACATAAGCGCGGCAAACGTGAGGAAAAGAGCAAGGATTCCTGCCATGATCGAGGCTCGGAGTTCCCATTTATTAATGAACTGACGCCTTTTGAGGGCGACAAGCTCAGTGGCTTTTTTTGTTCACGCTCGACTTTTTCTCGCTCTTTACGCACAATCTCACGCATTTCTGTGAATTTTGACCAAAGACCTGGCATACCGATCTGATAAATAATCATCTCACGAAGCTCAGTCTCCATGCGTTGAATCTGCTCTTGGCGCAGAATTCTGTTCATTGCCTCTTCATTGATGGATACATTCTTTGGCAGTGGATTCTTCTTGGCCTCTTTCTCAGCTTCCTTAAACGATTCTTGATGAGTAAAGAATGCCCCAAGGTTTTTGCCAATATCATTGACAATATCACCGACCTCTTTGCCGTCTTTCTTGAAATCTTGGTAGAGATCAATGCACTCACGAATCCCTGCGTGAGCTGCTTTACACGCCGCAAAAATGGTGATTGGATCCATTAGATTCCAAAGAATTTGTGGAAGAACTGCGCCGCAACCCCAGGCCCGAACATCACCATTGCCATCACAGCATAGATCAAATACTCGATCTTGGTCATGCGCCTTTCGCCACTTTTCAACGATTGCTCAATGTTGCGGTAACGCTCATCACAGACTGCAACGTGAACGGCAAGGTCTTTTTCGGTGTCAGACATTGGTTTCAGGTGGAGTTGTTGCCACTTGCTCAGGCTGTTGTGCTTGTGCTTCTTTTTGCACTTCTTGAATCAATTGGAATACTTCTTGAAACGGGCGTGTTCCAAGGTAAGCCATGATGTTATTAACAAGAGATG